CTCCCCGCCATAGGCACACTCTACTTCGCCCTCGCGGGTATCTGGAACCTCCCCTATCCTGAGGAGATCGTCGGCACCATCACCGCCGTTGATACGTTCCTGGGCGCGGTGCTGGGCATATCCTCGGCAAACTACAACAAACAGTAGCCCCCGGATGGGATTCCCTTTCAATAGCCCCCCTTAATTGGGGGGCGCATTTTTATAAAGGAGGTATAGGCTTTTGGAGAAGCGGGCCCCTTTGAAATGGATAAAGCATTGCTTAATTCCCGTTCACGCACGGAATGGGAGGCACTCATACACGAATGGATACATAACGAAAAAGACCGCTGGCTGATAACCCGCCGCCTTTTAGACGGGGTGCCATACGACGCTTTGACGGGCGAGTACCAGCTTAAATTCGAAATACCCCTTGAATATGACCAGATACGAAGGCGGTGCAAGGCTGCCGAGAAACAACTGAAAACGCACTGTAAATAGCCGATAAATAGCCGATGGGAGCAATCCTGTCGGCTCTTTTTTTATGCCAAAATTCAGGTAGAAGGGAGCGTGAAACAGTGTATCCATACCAACCTTATTTTAACCAGCAAACCCAATATCAGCGAACCGAAGTAGTCAAAGTGAACGGCGAGGGCGGCGCAAAGGCGTATCAAATGCCCCCTAATAGCTCCGCTCTTCTATTAGACGAAACGGCCCCCATAGTGTGGCTTAAAACAACGGACGGGGCGGGATTCCCCTCTCTCTCGCCTTATAGCATAACCCCGTATAAACCCGCTCCGCCTGTCGATGTGAACGGCCTTGAACAGAGAATAGCCAGATTGGAGGAAATGATAAATGCCAAACCCGATACTACAAATGCTAAGCGGAGGAAGTCCGAGGAAACTCAACCCACAAATGATAGCGCAGGCTAAACAGATGATGTCCGTTCCCGGGCAAATACAGAAGATAAAGCAGATGATAGGCAACGGCGACCCTAAACAGATGTTTTATGCGGCCTGCAAGCAATACGGGATAGACCCCGAGGATATTCTTTCTGAATTAAGATAGACCATTACCCGAAGCGCGCACGGGATTGGAATATAAATCGAAAGGAACTTTAGAACTATGGATAATATGCCCTCTCTCGCGGATATAGCCGCGGTAACTGATGGCAAGACTGACGGCTTCAACGGAGGCTTCTGGATATTTGCCTTAATCCTGATCTTTGCTATGATGGGCGGCGGCTTTGGCGGCTGGAACCGCCAGGGCGAATTTGGACAGTATGCCACCGCCGCGTCTCAGCAGGAAATTCTCTTCGGTCAGCACTTCGGCCAGATCAATGATCGCCTGACTAACATCGGCAACGGTATATGTGATTCCACCTTCGCACTGAACAACGCTATCACCACCGAAGGCCGGAGCCTGTCCAGCCAGCTCGCAAACTGCTGCTGTGAACAGAGGCTCGGTATAGCCAACCTCTCAGCGCAGATGAACCAGAACACCTGCGACATAACCACCGCTATCCACGCTGAGGCCGAGGCCACCCGCTCCCTGATACAGGCGAACGAAATGCAGGCTCTCAGGGACAAAGTGTCCAGCCTTGAGATGGATAACCGCATGTACGGAGTAGTCCGCTATCCCAACGGTTACACCTACAACGCGGGGAACTCTCCCTTCTGTGGTAACAACTGCGGCTGCTGCTGCTAATTCCGGCTATGCCGTGATATATCGGGGCGGCGTATGCTGCCCCTTGATTTTTGAAAGGAGCATGAAAAATGGCTTGTAAAAATGTATGCAAACTCTGCCCCAACCTTATAATCTCCCAGGCCGTTACCTTCACGGCGGGAACCGGGCTGATAATCAACCTCCCGGCAGGCAACTATAACGATAATCAGAAATACTGCATTGTGGTAGCTCAGTCTATCCCGGCGGCTACCACTATAACCGCGCCCGTGTTTGTCACCATAGGCGCCGGCACGGAGCAGTACCCGCTGATAAATAGCTGCTGCGCCCAGGTCACAGCCTGCGCCATACGCACCCGCACCAGGTATGCTACCATCGTCAAGACCAACGCCACGGGCGGCAGCTTTAAACTGCTCAATAAAACTTGCGTACCCGCTAACAGCCTTGCAAGCATTAACGGAGGCGCAGAGTAATGAGCTTTAAGGAGATCATACACCTAATATCCGAAAGGCATACCGATATGACAGAGGTGACCGATGCGCTCTCTGATATGATGCACACGGTAAAGGACCGTCTGCCGGAGGTGTACAGAGAAACAATGTATTGCCTCGAAGAAATAGCATATCGGATAACTCCTGAAGAGGCGCGGCAGATAGTCAAGGGTATGCGCCCATACGGTCAAAAATGGGACTATGATACCATCAAGGCGTTTCTGGCGACGAAAGGCATAACGGCGGTATGCAAATACTATCTGTGCATGAATATGTACTACAACGACAGCCACGATACCGCCGAAATGGTAGGCAGGGGAGAAGACCCGGAGTTTTATTTCAGCCTTGCAAAAGATTTCATTAACGATATAGACGGTAAGGATTTCAAGGTTGAAAAATATTTTACTGCGTAACTGGCAACCTTCCGGCAACTTTCTGGCAACCTTTTATTTCAAGCCCTAAAACGAGCGTAAACGAAAAATATAGATAAACAGCCGCTTTTTACGGACGAGAAACTGCAAGGAATTGAATAAAAAACGGGTAGCCGCCGGATACCAAACATCAAAAACGCCTGTGTTGCACGGGCGTTTTTCTTAGGTATTTAGGGCTTTTTTGATTGCTTGTGCTCATTTTGTGGTTTCGCTCTGGCAACTTTCTGGCAACCTTTTTTTGAAAACACCTCTCACGGCGGCGGCGTTTGCGTCCTCTTTTTCCTTTGAAAGGTGTGAATAAATTTCAAGGGTTACCTTTACGTTGGCATGGCCGAGGAATTTCTGCGCGGAAAGCACGTCAACGCCGGCATTATAGAGTATGGAGGCGTAATTATGCCGGAAGTAGTGCGGCGTGAGGATAGAGGCGCCGTCCTCTCTCGTTTCAATGTCGGGCCCCAACTCTGCCATGCGCTCCATCAGCGAACGCCATAGCCTATTTGAAGAGGAATTGCGGTAGTATGTTCCATCGGGGGCAGGGAATACAAACGCCTGTGGGAACCCCCGCACGAGCATTTCTGCCAGCTCGTCCGGCAGGGGTATATCCCGTATGCTCTCCTTCGTCTTGGGCGGGGTTATCATGCCCTTCCTTAAATTGACCTGCTGCCGGACGTGTATGACTTTCTTCCTGAAATCTATACATTCCCATTGCAGGCCGAGGGCTTCACCGAGCCTCATTCCGGTATAGTATAGTAATGCCACTAGCAGGCCGTTTTCCTCCTGCATCAGCTTCTTTGCCGCCACTTCCTCCGCTTCCGTCAGCGCCCGGCGGCTCGACTTTTCTTTCGTGGGCTTGACCAGCCCCACAGTCACGTCCCGCTGGATTATCCCCTCGGAGTATGCCCGCTTAAAGACGGATTCTAACACATGGTGTACATTTTCGATTATGGTTACGCACGTATCGCCCTTGGAGTTAAGCAACTCCTGCAAATCCATAGTGGATATTGCGGTGAGCCGCTTGTCCCCCAGAACAGGCAATATGTGCTTGTTGAGTGCCGTCTTATATCCGCTCTGTGCCGATTCCTTTATGTTCGGCTTTTTGTAGACGTTATACCACTGTATGGCGTATGGGCCGAAAAGCGCGTCCTTCTGTGCGGTGCGCCCGGTGATGAACTCCTGCCTGACCGCCTCCTTCGCGGCCTCCAGATCCTTCTTTGTGCGCCCGGATACATATTTTATCACGCTGCCGCCGTTCATATCCTTGCCGACGGTTACTTTAGCCCTATACCTCCCGTCGCTTTGCCTTGCCATTTACAAAAACCTCCCGTTATGCTAAAATCGGAGGCGGAGAAGCATCCACCTCTGATCCCCCTTGTGCTGCGCCGACAGCCGGGGGATTATTTTATTTTATCAAGCAGAATAGCCTTTTTCTCTTCAAACTCCTCGTTGCTCAGAATACCGCTATCTCGCAAATCGCCGAGTTTACGAATTTGTTCAACAGCATCAATGGAAAGCACGGACTGCGCACTGGGGCCGTATATTCTGTTGCGCTGCTTATTAGAAATGATTACGGCGCCGTCACCGTCCGTGAAAGTGCCACTGGCTATACTACACAAGTCCGCAAGGGTTCCAAGGCCGAAACAGCCTGCCGTGAGTAACCAGAGAAGAGCTGTGAGCGGCTTATCGACATAGAACCTGTGTATTCCTAAACCGCCTAAAAATATACATAAAAGCAGAGTGGTTAGCCAACTCTTTTCAGACACATCAAGGTTGTGACCTTCGACACCATCCACACTTTCGGTCACGTCCATTTTTTCTGGTTCAACATTCACACATTCCTCTTCTGAAGAGGGCGAAACGATCATTGCCTCCTCGCGTCTTGCCCGCTCCGCCTTATTATGCTCTATACATTCCTCACAGTGCCCAAGGTTGTTGAGCGGCAAGAACAACCCCTTTTTCCCACACTGAGAGCACTGATGTATCATACCCATTGACCAAACCCTCCTATTTTAACCTTTTCCATTCTTTTATGCTGATGTATATGAGAAAGCCTGCGAATATCGCGAAAACCAGCATTATACCCCCTGCTATTGTCGATAAATGCTTAGTTTCGGGGCGTATCAGCCCCATGCTCGGATATCTGCTATCTATGATAAATATTCCGCTTAAAACCACCATCAATAACACGGAAACACCTGACAACAGGGGCAATTGAATGTTTTTACGCCGCCCTTCGGCTACCAGATCGTTTATACGCTCCTTGTTAGTGGCGATAAGTTCTTCGTATAAATCCTCTTTACTATATCCTTGCGGAACTCTCACAAAGTCAGAATCTATATCCCGCAGACTTTTGCCAATGGTATTTAATATCCTTATCAGCGTATCTACGCCGGGATTTGATGTTTGCCCGTGAAGCACCTTTTTGACAGTAGCGAGCGACAGCCCGCATTCGTCCGCGATCTCCTGCTGCGTCTTACCGGATTGCCGCACAAGCTCCTGTAATCGCTCAAAGTCCATTATTTTACCCCCCATTTAAACAATTTTTACCCTGAAAGGATACTATTTGTGGCTTTAAAAAACCAAGGGAACGAGATATGCTTAATTCAGACCGGGGCGGCTCCCACGAAGCTTCTCCGCCGTTCTGGCCGAGGCGGAGGTGAGCGGCTCCCGCTCCCTCTGCCGGTTAAAGGCGAATCTGAGGCACGATTTGTGCAACATCGTTGAGCACAGTCCCGTTTATGGTACTCTCATACAAATTCCCCCTTTTTTGCTTATTGTGAGTATGCTATTATCAAAAAAACAGAACAAATGTTTGGAGGTGGAAACAAATGACGAAAAAAGAAGAATTAAAGGAAATCATAGATGGAATGACGATAGAGGAAATCACTTTGGCATTTTTGCTGCTTGCCAAGTCGCCAGAAACAGAGCGGCTTGTTCTTCGGTCATGCTGTCAACGACCGCCTTTAACATAGCTTTACTGGAGGTGGTTTCTTCTGGGATATCTTCCCAGCCCATTAGATAGGCCGGCGTAGTATGCAAAGCAACTGCAAGGGCGGGAATACGTTCATACCTCAAATTCTTAATCTTACCGCTTTCCCATCGCTGCACGGTGGCCTCTGAGACACCAACTGCCTTTGCAATATCGGCGAGGGTTAAATCCAATTCTTTCCTGCGATTCCTCATTCTTTCTTCCAAAACCATTTTACTATCCTCCTCGTAAGCCTATAATACACTTCTTTATTTTGAAATGCAATAAAAATTACTCAAAATGCAAAAAAACTTTCGCGCCACGTATTGACTTTTGGGCGCGACGGGGCTATTATAAACTTACGCAATACGTAAGAAACGGAGGCGGAAAGGTTGTACGAAATCAATGTCCCCAAACTTAGGGGGAAAATGACCGAAAAGAATTATACGATATCATCATTGGCGAATACACTGGGGATAGACCGAAATACTCTGGCGAAATACCTATCGATACCGAGTAAAATACCGTATGATGTGATGGTCAAAATTGCCGAATGCGTATGTGACAGCAGACAAGAAGCGACGGACATTTTTTTTGCAAACCAACTTACGCAAAACGTAAGGACAAACGAACAAACCGCATAGGAGGTGAGCGGCACCATGTTTAGAGACAAGTGGACGTGCAAATGGGAAGAGCAGGACGCGGACAAGAAGCTGCTGAGCCTTTACGAAGAAATCAGGCGGACGCAAACGCAAATATTCGTGCTCGGAGCGCTCGTCATATTAGGGCTAATACTGCAAGCGATAGAGAAACTGCTGTAACCAGCGCACCGACAAGTGATCTTTGCAGGAAACCGCGACCGTCTTGCGTTATGAGCAATAAAAGCCCGTTACGGCCTTCGGCGATGTACCTGACGGATATCAGGTTCTTGTTATACAGCTGGTTTATACAACCCTGCGCGAACTTTTTACCCACGATGCGGTCAACATCGGATACGCCGAAGCCCCGATGAAAATAAGCGTAAACAAGAATACGGAAAGAAGCAAAACTCAGCATAAAACCCCTTTTTACTTTTGATTATACCACAGAAAGGAAACCGCCATGGATAACTTTGACAAGCTCCTGCGGGACATGATAACCGCCGCCGTGGACGAGCGTATAAACAGCGTTGAAGCCCTTGAGGAGCGCATGGTGAAGATGCACGGCGAGTTTGTCACCACCAAGCGGGCGGCCGAGATCATCAACGTAGACCCCGGCACTATACGCGCCATGTGCAGGGATGGGCGCCTCATGGCGACCGCCGCCGACGGCCACGCTCCCCTCATACTGGTGCGGAGCATGGCCTCCATGGTAGAGGATAAGACAGCGGATCAGCCCAGGGTAAAGGCTACCCGCCGCCATAAGTACGACGATTGTAAATACAAAGTGCAGTAGCTCCCCGTGCGAAAGGGGAGAGCAGAGGGCGGCATCTTGGGCCGGTGTCCGATGGGCAGAGTTTATAATCTCCTTTTTGATATACACAGACCACCTGATATGTCCGACAAAACGCTGCTTCTGCTCACCGCCCTCTGCTGTCTCCTTTCGCCGGAGGTGATGCGAATGACCTAACAATTCCACAACAGCACGTTAGCAACTCGACCGGGCGAGTATAAATAGGATTCAGGCCCGGTGCGTCTCCCGCGGACGGGTTTGCCGATAGCCCGCGCCGCTGGAGGGTATCAGATCATAAGGAGGACGCAAAACAATGAAATTAGGAGAACTGACATTCGGGACAAACATCAAAATTCCCGAGCGACAAGAAGATGACAGCTATAAGCTGGCGGACTACACCCTGGGCTTTTTCGGCGCAGGCGTGGCTGCGCTTATCCGCAAAGACATACACAGCCTGTGCCGGTTCGGCGGTAACGCAAAATACGCCGGATCAGACCTGGACGAACGCATGACGGAAATATACAACAGCTACCCCGATGAACTTAAAGAGATGATTATCCCAAGCACGATCCCGTTATATAACGGCAGCGACGCCGAGGATATAACCCGCAAGGTATTTGCCCCCACAATGACCATGGTAGGCTGCGGCGACAACCACGGTGTGGACGAGGGCTTCACATGGCCTATATTCACTGGCCGGAATAGCCGCAAAAAGACCTTTAACGGCTCGGCTGCCTACTGGTGGCTTTTCTCACAGTACTCCTCTGACCGCGCCTGGTACGTCTACACGGACGGCTCCGCCAACAACTACGGCAGCCCCTCGGTCTCGAATGGTGTTGTCCCCGCTTTTATAATCCTCCAATCGGTACAGATTGACGACACACCGGATAATGACGGCAGTTACAGATTGACGGTGCTGCAAAGCTATTGCTCGTAAAAAGCCATGAAAAGCAAACGCACAAAAGCATGCGAAATACCTCTCAAAGTCAAACGGTGGGTATGGGAGAGGGATCATCATTGCTGCGTCCTGTGCGGCAGGCCCGGCAACCCGGACGCGCATTTTATCCCCCGCTCCCATAACGGGAAGGGAATAGAAGAGAACATCGTCACCCTATGCCCTGAATGCCACAGGGATTACGACAATTCAGAACGCAGGCCGGAGCTGAAAAAGGTCCTTCGCGCCTACCTTATGGCCAAATACCCGGATTGGGACGAAGAGAAACTGAAATACCGCAAATGGAGAAGTGATTACATATGCAAGTAAAGGATATCCTTCCCATGTTGGCACTACTCAAGAGCCAGAGAGTAAAGCTCTACCACGCCCCAGGCGGGGAACTGCTGGGCAGCTATAACAGGATAGACATACAGCCCGGAACGTGCGACGAAACCATCGGCAAACTCATGGACGCAACGTTGATATGCGTTGACGCCAACAATCAAAACATCAACTTACACATTGCGACAGGGAGGGATTGATATGTGGGGAGCATTTTTTAGCTGGGGAGTGCCTATGTTTGTGATCGGCATAATGACGGGCTTTGCCTTCGCGCCCCGCAAAAGGAGATAGATATGGAAGCGTGCATAACCGGACAAACTCTGTGCTGGCGTTGCCGGAGGGCGACCAACGCGCCGGGCATGGGCTGCAGCTGGTCACGCCGCACCGATCCCGAACCTGTTGAGGGCTGGGAGGCGAAGGAGACAACGCTGAAGGGCAGCGATTATTACCACGGCAAAAACTACACAACAATTATACAGTCCTACGTCATCCGCGCCTGCCCGCTGTTTTTACCGGACGAGAAAAACGAGCCGCCGCGCATATACAGGAAGTGGATCGTCGAAGTGGACGGCGAGTGGCTGACAACGCAGGAGACGAGGGAGCGGCTGGGCATCGACAGACGCGAAATATACAAGCTGATCGAGCGCGGCAAGCTCAACGCCAGACAAGTGGAGCAAATGAGTTAAAAACAGATCATAGGGAGGACATAAAAAATGAAATTAGGAGAACTACCATTCGGAACCAACATCAAAATCCCCGAGCGCCGCGAGGACGGAACCTACGAGCTGGCGGACTACACCCTGGGCTTCTTCGGCGCAGGCGTAGCCGCGTTTATTCGCAAAGAGATACACAGCCGGTGCTGGTTTGGCGACAGCGCGGAGTACGCCGATTCCGACCTGGACAAACGCATGACCGAAATATACGACAGCTACCCCGACGAGCTTAAGGAGCTGATTATCCCCAGCACGATCCCGCTATATAACGGCAGCGGCGCTGAGGATATAACACGGAAAGTGTTCGCCCCCACGTTGACCATGGTAGGCTGCGGCGACAACCACGGTGTGGACGAGGGCTTCACATGCCCTATATTCACGGGAAGGAATAGCCGAATAAAGACATATGACGGCTCGGCAGCTTTCTGGTGGCTTTCCTCACGGAAATTCTCTGGCGACGCCTGGTGCGTCTACGCGGACGGCTCCGCCCACGACTTCGACTCGTGTTTCACGTTTGGTGTCGTCCCCGCTTTTATAATCCCTCAATCGGTACAGATTGACGATACGCCGGACAAGGACGGCAGTTACAGATTGACAGTGCTGGAAAGCTATTGCTCGTAAAAAGACTGCGAAAAAACATATCAAAGGAGGACACAAAAATGGAAACAACTGAAAGGACTTTCGGCGTTTGCCGCTACTGCGGGCAGATAATCAACATCAAAAGCTATTTGGCGCTGCACCCAAACCTCAAGGACCCGGACGAGGACGGCATAGCTACGCTGGTGTGCGACTGCAAAGAAGCCTGCCGCGCCCGGGAGGCCTACCAGGCGGCGCTGCACAACGATAGCGACCGCTTTGAGGCTCTGCAAAAAGCAAATGACGTGATCGAGGAGCTTTTTACCGGCAATCCGCACCAGAAGCGCATAGCCGTGGACGAGCAGACGCGGGAGATATTGCAGCAGCTTGCCGAGCGGGTGTACGGCGGATTTGTGGATAAAGCGGTCATCACCACCACGGACGGGGTAAAGGCCACCGTAAAGAGCACCGGCTCCGCCGCTATCGGCATAGCCATAGAGCGCAGCAAGACCAAAAAGGAGAAAAAGGAGATATAACCCATGGAAAGCCGGGAGATATATGACATGCTCCTGCGCAGCATAGGGGAGCACATGGACGCAAAAGGCCGGGCCGCTGTCAGCATCAACGGCAGGCCCGCCCTGATATTAACGATAAACCGGGAGACAGGAGAGGTTACTGCCCGCAATGCGATCACTGACACGACTGCCGCCGACGCGGTCATAGACTACCTCAACACTGTCGCCGGGACTAAATACCAGAAAACGCCGAAAAACCGCAGCTATATCAACGCCCGCATTGCGGAGGACCATACGCCGGAGGACTGCCGCCGGGTAATAGACAGCCGCTGGGCAATGTGGAAGGGGACAAGCATGCAGGAGTATATGCGCCCCTGCACCCTGTTTAACAGCGAGAAATTTGAGGGCTACCTCGCGGCGGCGAAAACCAACGTCAAAAAAATCGCTGGAAGTTATTTTATGAACCACATTCAGCGCCAATACTCCGCCGACGAGCTGGCGAAAATAGGTGTTGACCTGCTGGAGGAGGGATAACGTGAAAGTTTTAGTAGCCTGCGAAGAATCGCAGGAAGTGTGCAAGGCGTTCCGCGCATTAGACCATGAGGCTTACAGCAACGATATACAGGAGCCATCCGGAGGTCATCCGGAGTGGCACATTATGGGCGATGCGCTAGCGGCTATCGAGGGGGGGCAAGTGACTACGATGGACGGACAGACGCACGATGTCGGGCGGTGGGATTTATTGATAGCACACCCACCATGCACTTATTTGAGCAATGTCGCTACACGTCACTTTTCCCTCCGGTGCACACCGGCTGAAAAAGTCGTTGCGCGGTGGGAAGAACGAGCAAGAGGTGCCGTTTTTTTCATGAGGTTCCTGGCGGCTAACACAGAAAGGTATGCTATCGAGAACCCGATAGGCTTCATGAGTAGTGCGTACCGAAAACCAGACCAGATTATACACCCGTACATGTTTGCGAAATCCACTAACGACACCGAAAACTACGTTACAAAGGCCACCTGCTTGTGGTTGCACAATCTCCCCGTGTTAAGGGGGAACGAAATTCCAAAACCGAACAACGCGAAGCTGTATGGAGTAATGCCAAGCGGAAAAGCGCGGACATGGGAAGATACATATTCGCGTGACGCAAAAGTGCGAAGCAAAACGTTTCCTGGCATAGCCAAAGCTATGGCGGAACAATGGGGAGACCAGAAAAAATGAAGAAGAAAAAACTACCCACCTACACCGTCCTGATCCGCACACCCGCCGGGACGCAGACCATTATTAAGACCAACGACTTTGCAAAAGCCAGACGGACATATGCCCAGTACAAGGGCTCATGCCGCCTCTGCATCGACGGGCGGGAGCTGCATATCCTTGAGGCGGACAGGCTCATGGACGATCACAGCGACAAAGTGATAGAGCAGATATTTATCCCGCACCGCACGAAGAAAACCGAGGACATACACGCATTAAAGCCTGCCCGGTAACACGGGCAGGACTTGACCTTTTGCCGGGTGCGGCAATCACCCGGTCCTCCATTGATAGAGGGCGGCAGGTGCGGCCAACGGGAAAACGCCCGCACCGCAAACCACCGCCCCCGGCAAAGGGCCAAGACATGATTATTAAAAAAGGAGGCCGCCATGCAGCGGGTACGGCGTGATATATATTCTGGCGTGGTGCTGGAGCGGATTATATACTCCGTGGGCGACAGGACGCAAAAACCCTACCGCCCGCGAAAACCGAGGTTTAAGACGGACGAGGAAAGGGCGCGGTTTAATTCTGAGGTAGCCCGCCGGGCACATACCCGGATCATCAACGAGAACTTCACCCCGGCCTCACTATACAGCACACTCACCCAGGACGACGAGCACGAAGTGCATGATTTTAAGGATTTCCGCCGCCTCTGCGTCAACTTCCGGCGCCGGCTGCTCTACGCCTACCCGGAGGCAAAAATCGTTATCTACATGGGGCGCGGCAAAAACACCCACCGCATACACGCCCATATGCTGACGGACGGAGTGCCGGAGGAGGCCATACGCAAACAATGGACGCTGGGCAGCGTCAACCGCTGCGAGTACCTTCGGGCGCATGTCCACTATGACGGCATAGATCACGGCCCGGACTATACGGGGCTGGCCAATTACTTGTTTAGTCACTGGACGCCGGAACAGGGCGGGCACCATTACATGGCCACCCGCAACCTTGCCCCCTGCGGCAGGGAGCAGACAAAACCAATAAAACGCAACTACACGCCGGCCAAACCGCCGCATACACCGAGGGACTATATCCTCGTCGAGAGCGGCGCGACAGAGTTCGGCTTTACCTATTTCAAGTATGTCAAAATCCCGCCCAAGCGGCGGTGTTAAGCGGCGCAAAGCGCAAGGCTTTTGCCGGGGCCTTGTAAATGCGTCGGATTTTACGACGATATCAAAAAAAGGAGGTAAAAACAATTGCTGACCGACTACACCATGACCCTCAACCGGGCGGGTATACCCGTATGGCGACCTGCCCAGCCGGTAATAGGCAAAGAGGAAGCGCATCAGACCGCTCTGACCAACTGGGCGCGGATGATGCGAACACAGTACCCGGCCCTGCGGCTCTACCACCACATACCCAACGGCGGCTTACGCGATAAGCGCACCGCTGCGCGGCTGATATGGCAGGGGGTACATTCTGGCGTACCCGACGTATTTATCCCTGCCGCCCGGGGCGGCTACCATGGCATATACATTGAGCTCAAAACTGGCGCCAATAGTCCAACACCAAACCAAAACGAGTTTATGAGCGGCGCTATGGCCGAGGGCTACTATTGCGCGGTCTGCTACGGCTGGCCCTGCGCCGCCGCGGTGATTGAGAATTACCTGAGCATGCCGGCCTCCGGCTGGCGGGACGCAAACAAAGAACTGCCAAAAGAAAGAACACCGGAACCGCCGAAAGAAAGAGTGAGGTAGAGTAATGAAAACGTACACGCAAGCGGATTTTGACAACTTTGAAGTAGATAAGTTTGGTCGTAAGATATGCCCTGCTGGGGATTATACCGCGATAAAAGGCTTTGGCGCGCAGTGCAGCTTTGGCGAACGGTGCATCTTTGGCGAGTGGTGCAGCTTTGGTGAGCGGTGCTTCTTTGGCGAGTGGTGCAGCTTTGGTGAGCGGTGCAGCTTTGGCGAAGGGTGCCGCTTTGGTGAGCAGTGCAGCTTTGGTGAGCGGTGCTTCTTTGCCGCGCTGTGCGACTTTGGCAAGTGGTGCAGCTTTGGCGAAGGGTGCCGCTTTGGTGAGCAGTGCGGCTTTGGTGAGCAGTGCGGCTTTGGCGAGCAGTGCATCTTTGGCGAGTGGTGCAGCTTTATTAAACAGTGCAGCTTTGGTGAGCAGTGCAGCTTTGACGAAGGGTGCCGCTTTGGTGAGCAGTGCAGCTTTGGCGAAGGGTGCAACTTTAGCGATGTGTGCAGTTACGAAAACGGCGCAGTGAAAAATGGCCGCTATGTCGCCGTGGATAGGATAGGCAGCGAAAACCGAAAAGCCTATTTTTACATAGACGATAACGGCAATATGTTTGTCCGCGCCGGGTGTTGGTTTTCGGATATGGCGGCATTCAAGGAGCGGGTTAAAAAAGTACACGCCGGAACAATTCACGAAAAGACATATCTGGCGGCGTGTGACTTGGCAGAACTGATGTTGAAAGGCGGTAATGAGTTATGACACGTGAAGAAGCAGCAAACATACTTGACCCTGAAATGGATATTCAATACTTATTTGATTTTATTCGCGAGCACTATGGCAAACGTGGTGTGGATAGTGCACTTTTGTGTGAGTGTGTAGACGCTGAAGCTTGCCACATGGGAGCGGCCGCCCTCCACAGGGTTGATGCGCTTGCACTGGATGGCAAACACGATGAGGGCTGCGCTTGGTGCAAGGCCGAATACACGATCATTGATGACGAATTTGCACAGCCAATAAGCCAGAATATGATTAAATTCTGCTGGCATTGCGGTAGGAAGTTGGAGGGCAACAATGAGAGCACTGTATAAACGCACGAAAGGTAAGGCGTCAAATGTGCAGGACAGACTATACCACAAGAACGTATTTTGCATATCAAACCGCTGGATACGCTGGGCAAAACGATATTTAAGCAAAGCGAACAGGAGGACTGACAATGGCTAAAGAGTACATAAAACGAGAAGCGGCTAAGGCGCGGCTTAGAATGTGGATCACAGATTGCGTATTAGACGGGGACAATGAGGCGGCAGACTGTTTCAGGGACTGTATAGACCTCCTCGACAGTATCCCCGCCGCCGATGTTGCTCCGGCTGTGGAACTTGAAGATTTGAAGGCTAAGTATCAGGCGCTCGTTGCTGAAAAAGACAAGAACAGTGGAGATACGACCGAAACGTATACAACCGGGTATCGATATGGTCACAGAAACGGGCAGATTGAATTGCTCCAACAGATTTTGGGCATTTTCGATGGTGTAAGCGAGCCGGAGGAAACAAATGAGTAAAGAATATATAGGCCGCGAAGAAGTGATATTGGCAGTAAGACACGCATGGGCAAAGGGGCTTGAGCCGACGCAATACATCGAGCAAATCCCTGCCGCCGATGTTGCCCCTGTGGTGCATGGGCAGTGGATAGGCATTGATAGCTCGTTTTGGAAACCTACGCATAGCAGCGATATTCCTGTTTTTAGAAAAACATACAGATGTTCAGAGTGCAGAAGGAGAACAGCCATAGCAGAAAACTACTGCCCCAACTGCGGCGCGCAAATGGCTAAGGAGGCAACTGATGCCTAAATTCTGCATATACGAACAACACGCTGGGATATGCGAAAAGACCGGCGGTTATTGCAATGAAGGGGTTTGCCCGTATGAAGACATGAGAGATTTTATTATTGCTGATGATGCACCAATAGTTAAATGTCAAGATTGTGTATATGCCCGACCTATACAGAAGCTAAAGTACCAACATTCTTGTCCACACCTGAAAGAGAACGGACATAGTTGTGATTAAAATCGGTTTTGTAGTAAATACAGAAGGATAATGGGAAGATTACAGAGCGCCGTACTGCGATACCTGCGGAGCAAAGATGAACAAGGAGGGCTGACAATGTACATACTTGAACACAAAAAGCTATACATCGTGCCGGAGCCGCTGCGAAAGAACCGTTGCTGCCAATCTTACCGCTGGGAACAGGTTTGCATGTGCAGTGATCGATCTGTGCTTGAGGAGGCGATTGCCAAACGGCGAAATCCGAAGGAGTGGAGAATCACAGAAACAGCAAATGATAAAAGAAAAGTATGCGAAAACTGCGGGGCGAAAATGGATAAGGAGGAAACCAATGAACTGGATTAAAGTGAGAGACAGACTACCAGAAGAAAAGGAACCGGTGATTATCCTGCTGCAAGATGGACAGATTTTTCGCGGCGAGATACGCATGAGACAATTATTGCCGGAATGGTGGTATTACTACGATGCCGGCAGCAGTGACATCGACATACTGGGGCTTGTATATCCCATAGAAAAGTTTGAAGGACTATGGTTTAAAGGTAATCCTGTTATTGCGTGGATGCCATTGCCGGAGCCCCCGAAGGAGGGAACTAATGAACTGGATAAGCGTTAAAGAGCGGCTGCCTAAGCCGGATGATACGGACTATGTTTTAGTTTGCTGCACCATGAAAGTAACGAGCAAAATTGATTATGTTAATGCCGTTACAATGGCATTTGTCTGTGAAGAGGGATTTGTGGACGTAGAGCTTGACGAGGTAATTACAGAGGGCGTTACTCACTGGATGCCATTGCCAGAACCACCGAAGGAGGAAAAATGAAACGAGTAATAGCAATAACAATATTAACCCTGCTGACCCTCGCCCTGTGCGGGTGCAACGAGGCTGAGGCTGGCAATCATAGACTGTGGATACTGGATAGGGGTGCGATGTATGGAATATATGTCGATAACCTCACGGGGATACAATACCTGAGCACATACCAAGGCGGCATATGCATAATGGTAGACGCGGAGGGAAGGCCGCTGATATGGGAGGGAGAAAAATGATAACGATCCACAACAACGAAGAGCCGCTGTACAAGTTGGCTAAGGAAATACACGAAAACGCCGTTGCCCATGGCTGGTGGGACGAGCCTCGCAACCTGCTGGAGATTGTCGCCCTTTGCCATAGCGAGCTGTCCGAGGCGGTAGAGGAGTACCGCGCCGGCCGCGGCATGATTTACCCCGGCGTGGGCGGCAAGCCCGAGGGCATAGCCGTCGAGATGGCGGACTGCCTTATCCGCATACTGGATTGGTTCGGGCATGAGGGACTGGATGTGGACGGCATTGTACGGGAGAAAATGCTCTACAACAAGGGCAGACCATATAAGCACGGAAAGAAGTGTTGAAATGAGTGATAGAGAAAAGCGTTGGAGGGTTCGGGGGCAACTCCGCCGGTGGGGGAACACAGCAAACCTGTGCCGGAGGAAACAGGCCAAAATAGAGGGGAGGGGGGCATCAAAAAGCTAAATCAACCCTCCGTGGTACCGGGGCGGCCCATCGGAAGAAAAATTTTTCGATTTTTGAGAAGCTTCGAAAATGAACGGCAATGGGGCGCCCCAAAACAACAAAACTACAAATAAACGGCGGCGGCAAATTGGTCATCGAAAAGATTTGTAAAATTACATCAAAAACGACGGTTTTTAATCCAAAAAGGAGGCGAAAAATTGAATCCGAAAAAAGCAACGCGGGAAAGGCGAGATGAGCGGGCAGCCGTGCGGCGACTGCTGATGTATTGGGGTAATGCAGAGCGCACGAGGACGGAAAAAGAGCGGTTGTTAATTAGCGTTGACGAGGAGATCGACGCGCAATACGACCTTCACCCGCAGCAGATTACGGGCTTGCCGCACGGTACCGAGCTGCCGGACAGCACTCCGGCCACGGTGATAAAAGCTTCGCGGGAATTAAAAAGACTGCGAAAGAAGAAAAAACGGCTGGAAGACGAATTACAAAATCTCGACCATTGGGTGGGAATGATAGAATTTGAAGTGATGTGCTTGCCGCCGCTGGAATATGAGGCAATAAGACTGCGGTACGTTAAATACGGAGTGGCAAAAGGGGGATATTGGGAGCGGATAGCGCAGCAAATGCACGTCTCGATTGATTGGGCGAAGACCCTTGAGAGACAGGGGGTAGACAGACTGATAGGCAGAATAGCAGCGTAAAGAGAATACCGTATAAGAGGGCTGATATAGCCCTCTTATATCATTCAGCGCGCCCCGATGATGTCGGGGAGCTACGCCACCATTATATACCATACGCCCGGCCCAGGGCCTTAACCGTGTTGTCTGTAACGAGATAAATAAAACTCAACACTTTCCCACACTCTTTATGTGCTATAATAATACCATCAAAAGGGCTGCGAAGAGCGGCCCTTGAGCATTTTGAGGGAGATGAGCGGCGCTATGGCAAGCCGAGCCCTACATTTTTGCCAGTTCCCTGGATGTAATGCACTGACCGCCGGACGATACTGCGATGAGCACCGGACGGCGGGCGAACTGCGGCAGCAGGAGCAGATACACGCCCAGGACGAGCGGCGGGGCAGCTCCCGGCAGCGCGGATATGATGCCCGATGGAGCAAATACTCCCGCTGGTATTTGTCGGCCCCGGAACATCAACTCTGCGCCCTGCGGCTGGACGATGGCTGCACTATGGTGGCGCGGTGCGTGGATCACATAGACCCGCCTGACGGGCCGGGCGACCCGCGCTTTTGGGATACCGCCAATCACCAGCCCGCCTGTATACATTGCAACAGCGTCAAAGGACACAAAAAAATCATAGGCAAATACAGAATTTGAGAAAGGAGGAGCCTATGCCGACAGGAAGAAAGCCGAGGCCGCTAAAGCTCGTCGATAACGGCAAAAACCGGCATACCAAAGACACGATGGAAAACCGGGAGAATGGCGAACCTACCGGCTGCTCCGACAAATTAAAACCACCCAAAAGCCTGTCCCCGGAGGCGAAGAAGGAATGGAAAAGGGTAGTAAAGCTCTACCGCCAGCTCGACACCCCGATAATTAACGATCTGGACATATCCGCCCTCGCTGCCTACTGCGAGAGTGTGGCGATATACCAAAAAGCCGAGGCGGAATACCAAAACGGCCCGCTTATATACCGGGCGGCGGACGGCAAGCCAACGGAAAACCCGTATATCACCATCATGCGCCGGGAGGGGCAGAATATCATAAAATACGCCGAACAGCTGTGCCTGTCGCCGGTGGGCCGTGCTCGCATGGGTGTAGCAGCAGCGAAAAAAGCCGCAGAGAGCGACCCCATGGCCGCATATCTGAGCAAGTACGGTGGTTAACTCGAACAAAGCCCTCGAAGTTATCGAGTTTGTACAGGCCCTTAAACATACCGGCGATTTTTACGGCAAACCCTTTGTGCTTTTGCCATGGCAGATAGGGGTCATAAACTCCGTATACGGCACCGTGACCGCCGAGGGCGTGCGGCAGTACCGCATGGCATATTTGGAGATCGCCAAGAAAAACGGCAAGACCGAACTTATCGCCGCGCTGAGCCTGTATCACCTGGTCATGGACGCACCGGGCGGCGAGATATACTGCGGCGCCGCAGACAGGAACCAGGCATCAATAGCTTTTAACGCCGCAAAGAGCATGGTGGAGCAAAGCGAAGTATTGTCCAAGATAATCAAAATCAAAGACAGCACGAAGGAAATGCTGAATCTCCGCACACACAGCCGCTTTAAAGTGCTGTCGGCAGAGGCGGCGACCAAACACGGCCTTAACCCCTCCGTGGTCATCATAGATGAACTACACGCCCACCCCAAGCGGGACTTGTGGGACGTGCTGACATTTGGTACGGGTGCTGCACGGAATGAGCAGCTCATATGGTGCATCACCACCGCGGGCGACGACCCCGACCGCAAAAGTGTGGGATGGGAACAGCACGAAATAGCAACAAAGGTGCTGAGCGGCGAACTGACAGACCCGGCGTTTTACGCCAAAATCTATACCGTCCCTGAGGACGCAGACATATACGACGAAACAAATTGGTACTTAGCCAATCCCTCGCTGGGCGTATCCATCAAAATTGAGAATGTGCGCAGCGAGGCGATAAAGGCCCGGAACAGCCCGGCGGCAGAGAAACTCTTCCGGTGGCTCCGGCTCAATCAATGGATCTCGCTTAAACGCACCGGCTGGCTGCCCATCACCCTATGGGATGATACCGAAGGGGGCTGGCATAAATCCGATATGCTGGGGCGGCCCTGTTATGTAGGCATAGACCTGTCCAGCACCACCGACCTGACCGCCGTGGCGGCCCTTTTCCCACCGCTGCCGGAGGAAACGGAGTGGCGCTTTTTTGTGGATGCGTGGATCCCGGAGGAAAACATGCGGGAACGGGAGCACCGGGACCACGTACCTTTTGGCAAATGGGTGCAGGCGGGGCATATGCACGCGACCCCCGGCAACTGTGTGGACTACGCCTATATTGCCAACTATCTGGACAAGCTCATGCTGGACTATGACATCAAATATATTGCGGCGGACGAGTGGCGCATAGATTCCCTGCGCCCCCTCATGCAGCAGGAGGTTGCGGCGCAGAAGATAATCACCATACCCCAGACCATGGGCGGCATGTCCCCAGCAATGAAGGAAATTGAGCGGCTCCTACGCGAGGGCGAAATGACCCACGAGAGGAACCCTTGCGGGCGCTGGGCGTTTGGCAATGTAGTAGTAGCCCAGGACGGCAATGAGAACATAAAACCCATGAAAAACAGGAGCATAGAGCGGATAGACCCGATATGCGCCCTGATAGACGCGATGGCGGCGGCGGTAAAACTGGAACCCAAGCGCAGCGTGTACGAGCACCGCGGCCTGAGAATAGTGTGAGGTAAACAGTGAAGAGATTTAAACTTTTTGGCAAAACATACGAAATACGGGCGGCGGACGTTAAAACACTGCCCTCCGTATCAGATGATAGCGCATGGCAGATGTACCTTGCAGGGCAGGGTTACGCCATAAGCGCAGAGGGGGCGCTGCAGGTCGCGGCGGTATTCAGGTGTGTTGACCTGATAAGCAAGACCATGGCGGCGTTGCCCCTGCACATGTACAAAAATACCGGGGAGGGCAAACAAAAGGCACGGGATCATCCCCTGTATAAGCTGTTGTATGTGCTGCCCAACCGCACCACCACGGCGTATGAGCTTATGCAGATGCTTGTGGCAAACATGCTGCTCACTCGCGGCGGTTATCTCCGCATAGTGCGGGACAGATACGGCTTTGTGCGACACCTCAAAAATCTGCCCACCTCCTGCTGCTCGGAAGTGTACACCAACCGGGAAAACGGGGAACAGTATATATACGTCACCTATGACGGCATAACAGAAACGCTCCGGGAGGGCGATTTTGTCTTTATCCCCGGTTTTAGATTTGGCGACCGCACGCCGGAAGACCCGATGACCATAGCCGCAAGCGTGCTGGGACTGAATAACAGCATGACACAATACGCGCAAAGGGGCTTTTCCGGTACTTCCCCCGGCGGCTATATAACCTATCCGGGGCAACTCTCCGATACGGCATACGAGCGCTTCAAAAAGGACTTCCAGAGCAACTACGGCGGCGCAGAAAACGCCGGGAAATGGATGTTTCTGGAAAACGGCTCCACGGCGCAGCCGTGGGACAGGGACATGTCAAAGACACAGCTCCTTGATAGCCGCAAATGGGCTGTAACCGAGATATGCCGCATTTTCGGCGTACCCCCGCACATGTGCATGGATCTGGAAAAAGCCACTTTTTCAAATATTGAGCAGCAGAGCGCCGAATTCGTCCGGGATTGCATAAATCCTTTATCCGTGCGTATAGAACAGGCCCTTTACCGTGACCTGTTGAGCGAGGCGGAGCAGGCGAAGTATTATTTTAAATTCAACACAAACAGCCTGCTGAGGGGCGACACCGCCACCCGCACGAGCTACTACAACACCATGCGGCAAAACGGCGTGATGTGTGCTGACGATATCCGCGAACTGGAGGATATGAACCCCATACCCAACGGGCTGGGCAAGATATATTTTATCAACGGCAACATGCTGCCGCTGGAAAACGCAAAACTCAACGCGCCTAAAAGCGCGCAAGCGAAAGGAGCATCCCTGAAAAATGAATAAATTTTGGGAGTTTAAGGCTCTCGGCAACGCCGGTGAGCTTTTTTTGTACGGAGAGATCAGCGATACGTCATGGTGGGGCGACGAAATAACCCCTGCGCAATTTCAAAAAGAATTGGCGGCGCTGGGGGATATATCCACCCTTGATGTGTATATCAACAGCCCCGGCGGGGACATCTTTGCGGGATTTAGCCTGTACAACATCCTCAACCGCCACCCGGCGGCAAAAAACGTGCATATAGACGGCCTCGCCGCATCCGCCGCATCAGTGGTTGCCATGGCGGGCGATACCATCAAAATGCCCGAAAACGCCACGTTGATGATACATAATGCATGGACATACGCCGGCGGCGGAGCGGAAGAATTACGCAAGACCGCCGACGAGCTCGACCGTATCAACGACCAGATAGCGGGCATATACGCCGCCCGCACCGGCAAGGAGAAGGACGAGATATCCGCCCTTATGACAGCAGAAACGTGGATGAGCGGCACCGAAGCGCTTAATATGGGCTTTGTAAACGAACTCATCGAAAACAAAAAGGTCGCGGCTTGCGCGGATACCGAAAAGTGGTTTGCGCTGTACAAGCACGCGCCGAAGGAACCGCCGGAAAACAGGGAGCCTGACAACGGGGGAGCAATCCAGCCCGCAGCAGATATAAACACCGCACTGCAGGAGCAGCGTAAGAGATTCAGAGCGACTAAACTAAAAATTTTGGAGGTATAAGTAACCGATGAAAAAGCTCTACGAAATGATGCAGGATCGCGCAAATGTCGCAACCCAGATGCGCGAAATAATGAACAAATTTGAAGACGGCGTGATGGACGCGGAATCCACCGAGACCTATAACCGGCTCGAAAAGGAGTTTGACGCGCTCAACGCCAACATAATCCGCGAGCAGAAGCAGCTCGAGCGGGAACGCGCCGCCGGTGAAGTGATCGACAAGCTGGGCGACAAGAAGGACGAGCACATTAAAGTATTTGCCCGCGCACTGCAGGGCGATCCCGAGTCCATAACCAGATACAAAAACACCACCATGACCCTTGGCACAAACGCTACCGCCGGTTATCTGACCGCGCCCGTGGAGTTTGTCAACCAGCTCATAGCCGGGCTCAAAAATGACATGTTTATGCGCCAGATATGCAACGTTGTGGGCCCCATAGGTCAGGCACAGAGCCTTGGGTATCCCAGCCTGACTACCGATGCGTCTGATGTGGCATGGACAACCGAGGTGGCGGCAGCCCCCGAAGAGGCGACCATCGCCTTCGGCCGCCGCGAATTTAAGCCCCAGCGCCTTGCCAAACTGATTAAGATATCCAAGACCCTCATGCGCCACGCGCCCAGCCCTGATCAGACCGTGCTTGACCGCATATTGTACAAGATCGAGGCGGCGCAGGAAAACGCCTTTATGAGCGGAACGGGCACTAACCAGCCTTTGGGCATCTTTACCGCCTCTGACAGCGGCATAGCCACCGGGCGCGACGTTACCGCCGCTTCCGCCACCGCCGTGGCCACCGACGACCTGATAGAGTGCAAATACGGCGTGAAGGGCCAGTATATGCGCGGGGCCTCCTGGGTAATGCACCGCGACCTCTGCAAGATGATCGCAAAGCTCAAGGACAGCGACGGCCAGTATATATGGCAGCCCTCCGTGCAGGCAGGACAGCCTGATATGCTGCTGGGCGCTCCCGTGTATATGTCCGAGTACGCGCCTAACGCCGTAGCCGCGGGCAAGTACGTGGCAGTATACGGCGACTTTAAAACCGGCTATTGGGTATGCGACAGCGACGGCCTCTACATACAGGTGCTTAACGAGCTGTACGCCGTCAACAACGAGATAGGCTACGTTGTCGAGTACTATGGCGACGGCGCACCCGTAGTAGGCGAGGCGTTCAGCCGCCTAAAGATGAAGGCGAGCTGATGAAAATCAAAATGTTGACCTTAGCAGCCGGGCCGGAGGGAGTAACCCCGCCCGGCTCCATCATTGACATAGACGAGGCAACGGCGCGGCAGCTCATCAGGGGCTGTTACGCCATAGCCATGGAGGCCGACAATGGTAATAACAAGACAACCCCCAGCAGTGGAACCGCTAAGCCTCGAAGAGGTAAAACTGCATCTGCGGAATAACCCCGGCGATACCAGCGAGGACAAGGATATAATAGCTCCTCTCATAAGCGCGGCCCGCGAATATTGCGAGAACTATTGCGGGAAGTCATTTGCGGAGCAGTCCATAACCGCTTACCCGGAGGTGAGCGGCACTGTGACACTCCCGCGTGGCCCCGTGATAAGCGTGGACAGCGTTACAGTGGACGGCGAGGCGGTGGAGTATACCGCAGACGTGCGCCGCGGCACCGTGACGGTAAACAAGCCCGGCGCAGTCATAACCTACACCGCAGGATACGAGGAGACACCCTACCTTGTGCGACAGGCCATGCTCCTGCTCATAGGCCATTGGTACACCAACCGGGAGGCTGTGATACAGGGTTCTACGACCGAGATAGACATAGCGGTTCGCGCGATGCTGAATCAATATAAAGGCTGGTGGTTTTGATGGCAATTAAAGCCGGAGCAGGCGAAATGCGAACGAAAATCACCATAAAAGCGCCGGAATACAGCATCAAAGCCGGATTCAGCGCGGAAAACTTTAAAAATGTTTTCCCCGGCCCCGTGTGGTGCAAGTGGGTGAATGCCCACGGTACGGAGGTATATCAGGCGGAAGAACTGCACTTGCGGCAGCCCGTGACCATAACCATGCGCTACTCGCCCCTTGTGACCGTCGAGTGCCGCATATGGCATGAGCGGGATGCCGAGCCTTACGAGATCATCAGCATAGACAACATAGGCGACCGCCGGGAATTTTTGGAGATTAAGGCTCAGAGGGTGGTGACGGCATGACCATAGCGGAGATACTCAAGGATGGATACACCGTATGCCACCCGCCCTA